TAATGAGTAACCTAACGGTGAGGAATAACCTCACGGTACAAGGTGCGATTGATCTCGGTAATGAGGTCGCCATCGGTCTTGATGGTGCTACAGCGAATACAGCGCTTCATGTAAATGGTGGTGTCATCACAAACTCGGATGGTGTGGCTGATAAAAAATATTCAAATGCATTCACTTTAACGTCTGGACAAGGTAAAGATATTACATTGACATTCGCGAATAATGCATTTTATGCTAAATGTGTTATGATGCTTAGGGAAACTTCTACGGTATCAAACATAAGTACGATGATTCTAGAGGTTCATGGAGGTACGAGTGATGGAACTGCATCGAGTGAAGACATTGCCGTAGGTACGAAGAATCTATTCGGAGGAACAAATGCCTATCCCTGGAGTCCTATAGTGACGACAACATCGAATAAAATTACAGTCCTACCCGCTGATGGTGCAGCATCGGGACAAGAATTTGCATATGACATACATGTGGAACTTCTCTCTTCTATTGGTGGAAGTCTCCAAACAATAAAGTTCAACGGTGACTCCGAAACTAAGAAAACATTCACATACTAAATTTACTACGAGGGGATACCCCGCGGTAGACATAGTTCATTTACGCCCTGATGGAATCAGAGACGGCTAATACAATCACGCCGGCAATGAAAGCCATGATGACGTAATTCATTTCAGTTTCTTCGAGACCGATCTGAGGTTCAACCTCTTCGACCTCGGGCTCCTCGACAGCCTTCTGCTGTCGAGCGGGAGGTTCCAGATCCTCCAGCGGACAATACGCTATCATTTATATATATTTAGAGATTAATTTCCGTCTTCTTCTTTCGTCGAGTACGCTTCGCTTTGGTGGCGCCACTGACGTTTACCTCCTTGACTTCACCCCCAGTGGAGTCTCCTGAGATGGAAATGATGTCTGAAACATCGTCGTCATCAAGACTGGGTGCCTGGGGGGCCTCACCCATCGTAGTGTTCATCGGGGGTGGTGGGGGCATCATGATACCACCCATGAGGCTCGAGATATCTACACCCGGACCCTGCATCTCATATTCACCATTGTTCGTGCCACCCACGGGAGCATTATCAGATGGTCCACCTGTGTTTCTAGTTGTGTTCTGGACCGCCGACATCATATTCTTCACGAGATCTGGGTTCTGTTTGATCACATCGTTCATATTGGGCATCACCGACTTGAACATACTATTCGTCAAGTGGAACATCATTGCCGAACCACCCAACATCATAATCAACTTCACTTCAGGGGCGACACTGACCTTCGAGCGATACTTTACATACAACTCCTCAAACACACCATCATAGTCATCGACATTCTCCATTACAGACTCAGACCAACCCTCGAGCTGAACTTCAAAAGGATTGTAGCGTTTATTCAAAAACTCTAAACCGGTCACACAAGCGATCAACATACGCCTCGAGAATCGAACCGACTGTTCCACATCTATGCTATAGGTGATACGCTTCACCTCCGAACGTAATTCGTCTATGTTCGAATACGCTGTGAGTCTCTTGTTCACAGCGAACCCCTTCTTCTCGAGGCGTCCAAGCTTATTAATGAGATCCGACTTCTCCTCGTCAATTGAAGTGTAGCCCTTTGAAGGTTGCTCTTCTTCGGGTCCTGGACCACCCATTGGTTCATCGTCGTAAAAAGTAGGTTCATTTTCACCATAGTCAATCTCTTCATCCTGTTGAGAATGTACAGGAGCGGATTGTTTATTGGGATTCACAAAAGCATCCATCGCCTCTTGATGGGTCTGTTGCTGAGGGGGTGCTTGCCTGTGTACTGGACGGGGAACAGGTTTGGGACGAGGTGCTGAGATTTCAATCTCATCCATAAGCGCCTGTTCATCAGCATCCAATTTCATCACAGTGGTATTTCCTCGGTCAAGAATGATTTCTTCGTCCATCTACTCTCTATGTAGAAACTAAAAAAAATATCTTTAACGCACTTTAAAAAAATGTACACCTATAATAAATGTTCAAGTTGAATCAAGCCAACCGCAACGCGATCACTTCTATCATCGTGTTGATCCTACTGATTGTCGCCCTCGCACTCACCCGTAACATCAGTGCGTACCAACCCAGGCCAATCAAGATCAAGGCTGTTTCCGAAGCGTCCATCTTCGATCTCAAGCCCAGTCTCGAGTGTACCCCAGGTTCGGGTAAGAAGGATGATGCCTATACTTTAGGTCTTACCCCCGGTGGTCTCTGTGGTGCCCAACAACTTGTTGATGACCACGCTGGCTACGCGATTGAGGATGGAATCGGTGGATCTTTAATCTAAGCTAACTATAAATGGCTCTCATTACTTCACCAACGGAGACGATTCCCGATCTCAACTATGAGTACCACACAATCACAGTCGATACCTTGGGTCAGGATAGCGCGAACACCTTCACTTGCTTTCTCAGTCAACCACTGAAGAATGTTGTTCAGGCTAGACTCCTCGCCGCTCGAATCAACACAACGACTGACACAGAGCACTGTTATGTATCAATTGAACAACTCGACACCATTTTCAGTGATCGCACTTCCAACGTATACGATGGACAAGCTCCCCTCAGTATTCTACGGAATTCGTTCGCGAGCCTTGTGAAGGATGAAGACAACTTTGTGACTTTCAAAGATAACTACTCCATCGTGACCCAATATATCGATCCGATTCGTCGTATTGATCGTTTTAATGTGACTATTCGCAACCAAGATGGCACAACAATCGCTCCTACAGGTGCCAATGATAAAAACTTTCTCGTTATTCGTTTCGTGTGTAGAAAACCCAATTTGTAATTTTCTCCCCTTAAAGTAGTATACCATGTCAGCAGGTGTCGTGCAATTGATCGCTATCGGAGCCCAGGATGAATATATCACTGGTGATCCCGAAATATCTTTCTTTAGCTCGACCTTTAAACGGCATGCTAATTTTTCACAGTCCATCGAAAAACAAGTCATCCATGGACCTGTGAAAAACAATTCTATGTCCAGTGTTCAATTCGAACGTTCTGGAGATCTCCTCGGCTACGTCTATTTTACAATCGATGATACGGCCCAAGCCCTTGACATTCAGCGATGGGATACGATTATTGATAAGGTGGAACTCTACATCGGTGGTTCCCTCGTTGATAGTCAAGATGCGATTTTCACAGAGAAAATCGCCATCGATACATTCGCTCAAAATGTTTCCAAGAGCGCGTTAGGTACACATCCAGGTGTGAGCGCTCGCTCACATTTTTACCCCTTACGTTTCTTCTTCTGTGAAGGACCTCAAAATGCACTCCCTCTCGTGGCTCTAAACTACCATAATGTCGAAATTCGTATTCACTGGGCAACTGTTGCATCCGATTACAACGTCGAATGCTTCGCCAACTATTATTATCTCGATAACGAAGAGCGTGGAAACGTCGCGACGAAGAAACACAATCTCTTGATCACCCAAGTTCAAAAGAATATTGCTTCAGGTACAGTCATACAGGATCTCACATTCAACCACCCCGTAAAGTACCTTGCGTCTTCAGACACCACAACTGATGGTGCACTTACATCGCCCACGAATAAGATTAAACTGAACATCAACGGTCTCGATGTGAGTAATTACAGATGGGGGAAGCCACACTTTATAGATGTCATGAGTTACTACCATACAAACTTTGTAACTTCTCCGGACTTCTTCTTGTACTGTTTCTGTCTCTCCACCAGTTCTCTACAGCCTACAGGTACTCTGAATTTTAGTCGTCTTACATCAGCTAAGATCATGAGTGAGACCATGCCTATCAATGATCCCATATACGCAGTCAATTACAACATCCTCCGTATCGATAATGGCATGGCTGGACTTTTGTATGCAAATTAAAATGCCCAACTATATTAAATGGTCAAGAACTTGCCGACGGTGGAACGTTCAACCAAAATTAGGTTCGGTAAACACGTGCCTGACTCGGATGTTCAGGCGGAAAATACGATCGTTTTTAATGCCAGTAACACCGTCTTAAATACACCTAACAGTGGAAGTATTTATATGTCACCCGTTCGATTTAGAAGTGATTTCCAAGATTCGAACGTCGTATTGATGATGTATAATCGTGGAACCGGTGAATTATCCGAATCTGGTGAAAGTGCTAACTCACTTCTCGGTGGTCAAACTCTGGCAGTCACCGTCGATCGCGGTAATGTAACTTCGAATACTGTCCAATTTATAAATCCCGACACAAGTGTTGTTACAGCTGGAAAGATGGGTGTTTCGAATCTCTTGCCTGGTCACACATTAAGTATTGGTTCAAATGTGTATGTAGATGATACAGGATCAAATGTTCTCGTCGTCTCGGGCGGTGTTCTTTTAGATGGTAATCTCACTGTGAATGGGGGTGTGACATCTATCACCACAGAAAATCTCAAAGTCAAGGATGCCATCATAGAATTGGGTCACAACAATACTTCTGGGGATACAACTCTCGATCTAGGTCTCATCATGACACGTCCACAATCAAATGTGACTGTCGGGTTTTTGGAAAGTTCTAAAGAAATTGTCATGAGTTTCACTGAAAGTAGTGCGGATAGTAATGTCATCACACCTCTCGTGAGTGAAGATATAAATGTGCACGTGTACGGTCGTCTCTACACAGAAGCGAACGTGGGTGTGCTCAACACAAATCCAATGCACACCCTCGATGTGGGTTCAAACTTATACGTTGACGAGTTTGGTTCTAACATTTTGGTAGTGAATGGAAACACGTACTTGAGTGATATAGTTTCCGTCGGAGATAAATTGGGTGTCAAGACGACAGATCCAGATGCTGAACTCCACGTTGTTGGTAATGCCTATGTGTCTTCCAATTTGACCGTGGATACTGACACTCTACATGTGGACTCTACAACCAATTCTGTAGGAATCGAGACCAAAAACCCGCAAGCCAATCTTCATGTAGTTGGTAATACGTATATAAGCTCTGATCTAACGGTTGACACCGATACCTTTCACGTAGACACCACCAACGACCACGTGGGTATTAACACAAAGGTACCAGACGCCGAGCTCCATGTCGTTGGTAACACCTACATATCAGATGATCTGACTATCGCTACCGACACACTTCACGTCGAGGCATCTACGCAGCGCGTAGGTATAAAAACAAAAACACCCGACGCAGAACTTCACGTTGTCGGTAATGCCTACGTCTCTTCCAATTTGACTGTTGATACAAATACCCTTCACGTCGATGCATTGGGAAACAAAGTTGGTATCAAGACTAAAAACCCCGATGCCGAGCTTCACGTCGTGGGTAATACCTATGTGTCGTCCAATTTGACTGTGGATACTGATACTTTTCACGTGGACTCCACAACCAATTCCGTTGGTATCGAAACTAAAAACCCACAAGCGAATCTTCATGTAGTGGGTAATGTCTATGTAAGCTCAGATCTCACTGTAGACACTGACACTCTTCACGTCGACGCGACGGGAAACAAAGTTGGTATCAAAACCAAAAATCCAGATGCCGAACTTCACGTAGTGGGTAATGCCTATGTGAGCTCAGATCTCACTGTAGACACTGACACCTTTCATGTAGATGTAGGGGACAAGTCCATAGGACTTGGAACGGTGAACCCCGATGCGAACCTTCACGTGGTTGGTAATGTCTACGTATCTTCAAATCTGACTGTTGATACTGACACTCTTCATGTCGATACAGTCAACAAGAGAGTCGGAATTGAGACAAAGAATCCAACTTCTAACCTACACGTCGTCGGGAATGTCTATGTATCTTCCAACGTAACCACAGATGGTACCCTCAATCTCAAACACCCCACAACCGCTCTCATCACTGATCTCACTGCGAATGTTGAAGTGAAGTTGAACCAACTGGCAAATGTCACCATTGATACGACAACACTTGCTAATGAGGATATGCTCGTGTATGATGGTTCCAACTGGACGAACCAGTTGCAGAACCACACCTTCCTCTACGCAAGGGCGGACGAAACAATTGCGAAAGGTGATGCCGTGTATGCTACAGGTACGATTGGGAACAACATGTTCAGTATTGCAAAAGCTCGATCAAACTCGAGTGCCACTATGCCTGTCCTAGGTGTAGCGTACCAGGCGTTTACACTCAACCAAGAAGGTCTCATCGTGACGTTTGGACGCGCCGATGGAGTTGATACAGATAATTTTCAAACGGGTGAGACTGTCTATGTCAGTAATGTCACCGCGGGTGCACTCTCTAACGTGAAACCCTATGGACCCAACGATCTCATTCAAAACGTCGGTCTGGTCGTGAAAGGGAACTCGAATGGTATCGTAAACGTCACGGGTGTTGGTCGTTCCAACGATATCCCCAACGCCCCCATAGTCGCCGACGAGGGTGACATCAACTATGTGTATGTCAACGATGCGAACAACGATCTCAAAAAGATTTTGCCTACAAATTTGTTAACGCAACTTCAAACCCTCCAACAAGTTACTGACACTGCTAATACAACATCCAACACGATCCAATTTACGAATGCTACGACAGGTCTCGTGACCACTTCAAACCTTCAAGTGGGTTCGAACATTTCTGTTGGGGGTCTCATCGATGCCGTTAACAAACACGTACCCATGGTGGGTACAGATGGATTCTTGGAAAAGTCCCCCATTTATTTCACACCCGGGGGTACATACGTCGTATCCGCCGCCGAAGCTGAATTTTTGGGTAATCTTACATTGAGTGGTAACACGACCATTCTCAATTCGGAATCCGTGACGATTTCGGATCGGATTTTTGGTGTCGCCGCGAACAACTCCGTGAGTGGATTGGATAGTGGTTTCATGATTGAACACCAAGAAGGTGATCCACTTGAGTATGCCAACGTCGCCCTCATTTATCACGCAGATGAACATAGGTTTTCCATTGGGTACACACAAAATACATTCACAGATGACCACATCCTTCACTACGAGGATGAGACGCACCAAATGCTCATCGACCTTCGAGGAAATGTTCAAATTCAAAACAACGTGACCATCGGAGAAACCCTGGATGTCACTGGTACTGTGACCTTCGCGGACGATCTCACTGTCGGTGCCGTCTCTAACCTCTTCGTGGATGTGAGTACCTCGAGGGTGGGTATCAACGAGGCTTCTCCTACCGTCTCCCTCGACGTCAATGGTGATGCGAGGGTGCAAGATACTACTGATGCAGCTTCAGTGACCACAGGTGCCCTCGTAGTTTCTGGAGGTCTCGGTGTAGCATCGAACATTCACTCAACAAATGTCTACGCAGCGAGCCACGTGGGTGTGGGTACAGATGCGGCAACGGCACCCCTGCACCTCCTCGTGAGTGGCACTGGTGAGACTACGAATGGTATTTATGTTAAGAATGCAACTGGATCTGGGCTTAATGACTCTATCGTGAACCTCGAAGTCGCAGCCAGTGGCGGCGATCCTTTCATTACTTGGAACCAAGCGAGTGGATCAGCTTTCGCGATGGGTCTCGATAGTAGCGAAAACCTCTTAGCGATTGCTAATAGTAAGAGTGACTTGACCACGAATCAGTTACTTCACATGACAACGACTGGTGTAACTACAATTGAAAATACTACAAACTCCACCTCTAAGACCACAGGTGCCCTCATCGTTGTCGGCGGTGTAGGCATTTCTGGAGACATCCATGCTACACACGCAAACCTCGAAGACGTCGAAGCTGATAGTGTGAACATCACAGATACAACCACGTCTACAAGTACAACCACTGGTGCCTTAAAAGTTTCTGGTGGTGTGAGTACTCAAGAAAAGTTGAATGTTGGTGGAGTGACCAAAATTTGGGACAGCACAGCTGTGACTGGTAAGAC